CCGCCGCAGTCCCGTCGCTTTTTATGCAATGAATGCGCGTATCAGGATAACGCTGAATTGCAATCTTGCTAAAGCCACTGCCGCCCACCTCTGGCACAGCAGAGGTCAAATCAACGGTTTTATAGTCAAAGATACCGCCATCATACTCAAGCTCAAACAGGCGATTATTACGCACGAAGTAGCCGGAGTTATCCCCCTTAATAGCCGCAACAGCAGTGCTACCCTTAGTAGAAGGCGTGCGTATATTAAATACAGTCGGGGTCAGCGGCTCATCAAGCGAGTTAGAGCGTATGCTTTTTTCAGATATTTCCGCACCAGCTACAAGGCGGGTAAGCGCCAATAGCCAGTTGATGCGATCCACCGGCCCACTGCCTAGACTGCGGATAATTGGAGCCGAATCGCCCTCAATGGTGTCATCAAATGACTCAAAGGCATCAGATACAGATCCATAGATGTAATCTTTGCCCGCCCAAAATAAGCGCCCCTCAGCAAAGGTCACGGATGATGGATAGCCTCGACGCGGAGACCATGACCCCTCCTCCCAATTATCAACAGCAGCAGTGCCGCCCAAGTCTTCCAATACTAGAGCGCCAACAGATGTTCCTGAGCTGTATGACGTAATACGAACAATACCAGCATTGCTTCCTAATGAGTAAGTGAGCGAAGCAACAACTGTGCCGCTAGTGTAATTGCCAGTTTTTACGCCGAGGCGGTAATATACAATCTGGTTATCAAGCCCGTCAGAAAACGTAGTGACGGTATTAGCGGTATAGGTTGTGCCAGTATCTTCCCAGCTACTCGTATCGCCAATAGACCGTTGCAATGAAACAGTGGCAACCCATGTGCCAGATATATTCACCGTAAAGGTACGCGATGATGTTACACCAGTTACGCGAATAGACGATGTAAAGGTGTTCTGCGCTGCGATGGATGAACTAACAGTTTGCCCGGAGGCGGTAATTCGATATAGCGAGCCAACAGATGTTGACTTAAAAATAGACTTAGATGCGGTAAGCGTTATGTCGCCGGAAATAGCAGATGCAGCAATGGTGGTTGGCGTAATGTTAGCCGAGCGGAATGGCCCATCCTCACAAAGATACTCAGCAATACCCCATGAGCGCGCAGCACGACGCTCGATTTTATACTGTTTAATGCCATCGCACGCGACATACAGTATGTCGCCAGATTGGTCATACCGTATGTATGGCAAATTTGCTTCAGCAAACGCGGTAGGTATAACCATAACCCCCGCCGATTCAATTGCAATCGAATCAACGCGAGATTCATAAGTTGTCGTCGAGCTAACGGATATGTAGAAATCCCCGGTGGGGGTAAGCGAGAACGAGAACTCACCCTCACGTAAGGTCGCCTCTGGCACGTATTCCTCGCCGCCAGATGTTGATCCGATTTTAAACTTCACAACACCACGGTTTATCTTGACGCGCACGCCATGCTCTACGCCAATATTCCCGCCGGATACCGTAACCTGCTGGGTTCTTAGGGCGGCATTCGCTCCGGTGCCAGTAAGCCCCATATATCCGCCCGTTACCCACTGCGAGACCGCGCCAGACTCATCGGCATCTATCCAGCTAGTAAGCGCGGAGTCAAATGTGCCATTCGCAATCGCGGTTGTCACTGATGGGCGCGTAATGACGACATCATTGATTATGACGCGCATTGCATTATTTGTCATCTCTAGCTCGGCCTGGTCAGACAGCGCATAAATGAAGTTGAGATAGACGGCCTTCTGGTTGTTATAAGTCGATAGAATATAGCCCATTCCCCCACGCAGCGATGTGCTACCGAGAAGCTTGGGCATCCAGTTATAATAGATTTCCTGTGAGAGGGCTACGCGCTCAATGTCAAGACGGGCAAGCGCAAGCGGAGAAATCAGTCCACGGTTCCAGCTAAGTAGGGCGGTATTGACTCTGGCCACATCTAGCTCCTATTGCTATCGGTATTCACCCTGCTTTGCATACGAGCAGACACCCATGAACCAGCAGGCGCAAACTTTGTTGGCTTATTCATAAGATCCTTGCTCCGCGCATCAGCCTTTGCATCTTTTAGTGCTTTTTTGATACGGTCATATTTCCCATCATTCCCCGTCACAAGCTCCTTCACCATATCAGCGAGAGATACCTCCATAAAGGACTGAAACGACTGCGGCCAACGGGCCATGTCATTGCCGTATGCCGAATCATTGGAAACATACTGGATGTAGACAACATCTAAATCGCAATAAAAGTAATCACCCTCATCAGAATATCCATGAATGGTATTCTTAAAGAACTCATCCGAACAAAATGCAGACAGCTTAATATAATCATCCGGCTTTTGGAATGCGTACCGATAGCCAAACTCAGGGGTAATATCAGGGTCTGCCGTAGCCAATGTCGAGCGCACAGCAAAGCTCCAATACCCTTGCTCAAGACACGCATCCACCAAGCCATCATCCCAAGCATCATCAAGATAACGACGCGCAGCCCTGTCCTCCGTCAGCGTTGTTTTGCGCTCACCAAGGAGGCGATTGGCCCCGTTATAGATAGATAGCTTGCTTGCTGACATATGGTTATGCTGCCATTAATTTGACGTGTTGCTCAATCCATTTCTCAGCCTCTGGTCGGCTTTGAAATGAATCAGTGGAAACAAGTGAGTTATCGGATTTATTATGCACGCGCCACTTAGCGCTAGGCCCGCCAAACTTAACTTCAAATTTTTCAGATGGGTCTGCCTTTTTCTCTGCAACCTCGGCAAAGTCAACATATTCAATCTTTGCTACCTTGACCCATAGCTTATCGGAATTAATAACAAATAAGCGCGCAAAGAACGAGCCATCCTCAGGAACAACCTCAATAATGTCATGCGGAGTAATTCGACGAGCAACGTGCGCCCAATAATGTGGATCAAGCATTTCATCAAACACAGTGCCCGCTGGAGGGGCGACGCGAAAACATTGGCGAACATAATCCGCGCTATGAAGGTTCTTCTCTGATAGCTTAGCCATAATAACTCCGAATTGTTAAAAGAAAGGGGTAATGTACTATATATACATTACCCCTCGCCTTTTGTCTAGCCTTAGTAAAAAACCTAATCGGTGTTGGTACCGACGATGAACGCATTGCCGTCAGTCAAGTCAGCAGAGCCGTCGGTATTGATCGCTACAACGCGGTGATTGGTAACAATTACTGGCGAAGCATCGGTATCAACTACCGCTACAATGTCACCAACTTTCATACCAAGTGTGCGCGCATTTGTGATATAGCCACTAGCATCAACCGCAGTTCCGGCATCAGTAGAGCTATAGTCCCAGCGCCCGATTTCGCCGCTTACGTTGGTAAACGAAGGAACCGTGAGGCGTGGTGGGTTTGAAGTAGAATAAGCCATAATATCAATCCTTTCCTATTAAGAAGCTACATAAGCGGAGCCATCGTGCTTAATCTGCACAACACCTGCGTTCTGTAAGAGTTTCGCGCCACCGTAGAACGAGGTACGAGCAAAGCTATAATCTTGTTCTTCATCGTAACCAATTACCGACTTAATGCCAGCGGTGTCCATTGCACAGCCAATAGCTGCTTTATTAAACATATAGCATTTTTCAGTAGAGGTGCCCTTACCGGTGAGGTTCGAGTGAACGATAAAGTCAATGTTGCCCCATTGGAATGACGTGCTAAGCACGCTTGATTCAAATGGCTTACGAGGAGCATACTGAATGTTCGAGAACGCATCAGTCTGCATCAAGTAAGCATGGAGAGCATCAGAGATAACGCAAGTAACAGCATCATTGCCAGCGAAAGCAGCACCAAGGATGGCTTTTGCTTTCATGATGAGAGCAAGCGAGCCAGTGGTCGAAGTTCCGGTATCGTTGGTTGCGGTGTCAAGCTCAGAAATGATCAACGAATCAACTTGCGTGTTGATGCTTGCCATCGCCTGTTCCTGCATCGAACGGCGTTGGTCGCCCTGCGATTGGAAAATGTTGAAGCCGGTTTTGCGGTACGGAGCATGATACTCAGCAAGAGTAGCGCTAACCTGCGTCAAATCCTCAGATTTGTACGGGATAAGGCCGTTCGTGCCACGAGTTACAGCGGTATCAGCAGTAGCACCAGAAACCAGGAAGGTTGCGGTGTTG